GGGCCGGCATCTTCCTGCTCGGGATCGTCGCGTGTCTGATCCACTACCGCTACGGCGAGCGCAACACGGAGTTCGCCTGTCGGTGGGACGGGAGCTGCTCGGGCTGGACACGCTCGCTCGTGATCCAAAACACCGCCGGCAACGTCGAGTACTGGCTGGCCTACGCGCTCATCAGCACGGCGATTCGCCGCCTGCATCCGGTCGTGGAAGACCTGCGCGAGTCCCGCCGGACCATCTTGCTGACGTGGGCGTTCATCATGACCTGCGGCGGAGCACACCTTCTCACAGCCTACTCCAACTTCAATCCGATCTACATCATCGAGACGGGCTACGTCAACTCGACGGCGCCGGTCAGCCTGATCGCCGTGTTCTTCATCGGGGTCGGCCTCATCCGGGTCCGCGCGCACGCGGAGGCGCGTCAGGAGCGACAACGGCAGCGACTCGAAGAGCTTGAGGCAAAGGAGGCGCAGCATGCTGCCCATCACTGAACCATGCTGGTTGTGCTCGTCGCTCGCGGTGGTGGCGATTCACTGCAAGCTGCGTTGCTTGCGCTGCGGCTTCACCCGCGACTGCAGCGATCCGGTGAGAGGAGAAGCTCAATGACTCAAGCCTGGCGCCATTTCCGCTACGCTCGCGTGCTGACCTGGCACGACGGCGACACCTGCGAGGTTGAGGTCGACTCCGGCTTCGGCGCGTCGCACCGCGTCGCCATCCGCGTCTTCGGGGTCAGTGCTCCGGAGGTCTCGGGTGTCGAGACGCAGCTTGGGATGATGGCCCGGGAGGGCGCGCGTGCCGTCGCGCCTCCGGACTCCGCCTGTCAGCTCTGGACCTGGAAGCAGTCGTTCAATCGCTACGTCGGGCGCGTCGTCCTCGGGGACGGCGCTGACGTGGCCGCGATCCTCACGTCGCGGGGACTGACGCGCGCCTGGGACGGCAAGACGGCGCGTCCAGTGTTCGAGCAGTACCCAGTGCCGCACGTCGCGGCGGAGCGCGCCGAATACGAGCGCCTCCTGGCGCGGGACTTCCAGGACCCGGCCGGCGCGCTCGCCAGGGAGCTCTCATGAGGTACTGGCTCACGCTCTTCCTGCTGCTCGCCTCTTGCGCCTCCACGGCGGAGGTCCGGGAGGTCAGCGACAACGTCGCGGAGCTCTCTGACTCCATCTCGGCGCAGCGGGAGACGGTCAAGGCGGTCAGCGCGGTGGTCACCAAGCTCTTCGGCGCGATCTCCGCTCAGGAGGAGACAACCGAGGAGGTCCGCTCCGCGGCGACGGCTGCGAAGGCAGCGGCCGACCTCGCAGCGAAGCAAGCTGAGGAGACGCGCTCCGCCGCGCTCCAAACCAAGGAGAAGGTCGAGCGAGTCGCGACCGACGCGGAGGCGCGTTCCTCGGGCTTCGTCAATGCGCTGCTCGGTCCTAACGGGGCGGTGGCGGGCGTCATCTCGATCGCGACCGCCGTGATTCTCAACTCCCACCGCTCGCGCACCCGCAAGCGCGACCTGAAGCACCTGAGACCTCCGGAGGAGGAACCCGCATGAACCTGATTCTACGCCCCGGCGACGTCATTCTGGTCCGCGGACGCTCCCGGATGGCCCGGCTCATCCGGTGGTTCACGCGCGCGAAGGGCGAGGCTCCGACGCGCGTGACGCACGTCGCCTTGGCCGTCTCCAACCACCGCATCGTCGAGGCCACGCGGCACGGCGCGCAGGAGCGGACATACGACCGCGGTCAAGTCTACCGCCCTCGCAACGTGAGCCTGGAAGCCGCGGACCGGATCGTCAAGCGTGCGCAACGCTACGTGGGAGCGCCCTACGGCTGGGGCAAGATCGTGCTCCACGCGATCGGGATGGAGCGCTTCGCCTTCGTGGACGGAGCTCCCATCTGCTCGTGGCTCGTCGCGGTCCCCTACTCGGAAGAGGGCTACACCTTCGGCGTGCCGGCGAACGCGGCCACACCGAACGACATCGCCACCTTCATCCTCGCCCACCCCGACAAATACAATCGCGTGGACTTCTGATGGGCATTCTCGACGAACCTCTGCGCTTGGTCGCTGCCACGGTGTTCGGCACCGTGCTGGGCAGCGGCGTCACCAAGCTGGTTCGTCAGCCCAAGTCCGCGGACGACTACGACCCGCTCACCGGCGAGCGCTTCGAGCAGCCTCCGACTCCCTACGAAATCCACCTGCTGGTGGAGAACTACGACCGGCGCTACATCGACGGCAAGGCGGTCCTGGCCGGAGACGTCCGCGGGACCTTCCCGGCCTCTGAGGTCCCGTTCCTCCCCTCGCCCGAGCTCGACACGATCCAGCGCCTCAACCCGATCACTCAACAGTTCGAGACCCTCCGGATCATCTCGGTGAGCTCGAACCTCCTGGACCAGGCCATCACGCACGAGCTGCAATTGAGGGGAGCATGACCGGCTTCACTGCGCAGCTTGATCGATTCATCGAGAAGACGGGACTCAAGGCGGACCTCGTCTTCCGCAAGGTCGCCTTCGACGGCTACCGCGGGCTGCTTCTGCGCAGCCCGGTCGGCAACCCGGACCTGTGGAAGCGCCCTCCGCCGAAGGGCTCCGGCTACGTGGGCGGGCGCTTCCGCGGGAACTGGCGGATTGCGCTCAACAAGGCGGACACGCGCGTCACTCCCGACCGCTCGACCGTCAAGACGGGCGGCGAGTTGACTGGGGCCGAGGAAGCTGGGGCGCTCTCGACGCTGGCTCAAGCGCGCTTCGGCGACTCAATTCACATTACTCAATCAGTCCCCTACGCGATCCCGATTGAGCGAGAGGGTCACTCAACGCAAGCTCCCGAGGGGGTGCTCCGCCCGACCTTCGAGGAACTCAAAGCGAAGCTCAACGACACGATCAAATCGGCCGTGGAGGGAGTCGAGTGAGCGCCATCGACGTCTCCGCCATTCGCTTGGCCTTGCGCAAGATCCTCTTGGACGCGACGTCTGAGAAGATTGAGCGCAGCGCGTTCCTCTGGGAGAACGAAGGGAAGGCGCAGAGTGCGCTCGGCCTCCAGATCCGCGAATCAATGGAGCTCTTCTACGAGCACAGCGCCTTCCAGCTCCTCAACTCCGCGGGGCGGTGGATCCTGGAGGTGACGGTCCCGGTGGGTTCCGGTACGGAGCAGCAGGCGGCAGCGGTCAAAGCGATCGTAGACGCCTTCGAGCCAGTCTATGCCAGCGCTTCCGTCGACTCGCTCTACATCGAGCGGGCGGAGCGCGGTTCAGGGTACGCGGTCGGGGATCGCTACGCCATTCCTGTGTCGATCCTCTGGCGCGCCTACAGCCAACGCAGCGCGCTGGTAACCAAGTGAAGGAGTTCTAGTCATGGTGAATGCCTCTGGCAACAAAGTTAGCGTGCTCTACGTTGAGGAGGCGACTCCTGGCACCACGCCGGGCTCTCCTCAGACCACGATTCTGCGCGCCGTCGGGCGCAACATCAATCTGAAGAAGGGCGCTCTGGAATCGCAGGAAGTCGATGCCTCGCGCCAGACAGTCGAAGTCCGTCAGGGCTTCAACCAGGCGGTCGGTGACCTGGGCTTCGAGCTGAGCTCCGACAGCTTCAACGATCCCTTCCGCTACCTGCTGGGCGGTGCGACTGCGGCGGCTTGGTCGCTGTACACCGCGGTGACGAACGCCAACGGAGTCGCGGTGACGAACGCCACCACGATCACCCGCACCAGCGGCAACTGGATCACGGACGGCTACCGGCCGGGCGACTGGATCCGCGGCACGAACTGGACGAACGCGGGGAACAACAGCGACGTCCGCATCGCTTCGATCACGACCACTGGTGCCACTACCATTATCATCGACTCCACCACGGGCACGCTCGTGACCGAGGCGGCGGCGGCCACCAAGCAATTCCAGGGAATCGGCAAGAAGATCTCGGTGGGTACCGTCTTCAAGACGGTCACGCTCGAACGCGCCTTCACGGACATCGTGGAGTTCCAAGAGTTCCGTGGAGTGACGTTCAATACGATGCGGCTCTCTGCTCGGCCGGGAGAGATGATCGGCGGCTCGTTCGGTCTGCTCGGGATGAGCGGAGCGCTCAACAACGCTACCGCTCTGACGGCGGTTCCGACCGCGGCCAACACCAATCCGCCGATGGCGGCTTTCGAGACGTCGGTGTATGCGGGAGGCGCGCTCCTCCCGAACGTCACCGGCTTCGACATGCTCGTGGACAACCAGCGCTCGCTGCTGGGCGTGCTCGGCTCGAAGTTCTCGCCCGACGTCTTCGACGGCACCTGCAAGGTGACGGGGAGCTTCTTGTCGCTCTTCCAGAACGACACCTTCATGACTCTGTTCGAGTCGGAGACGCCTCTGTTCACGATGTCGATGCGGGCGGTGGACCCGAACGGCGCCTTCCTCAACTTCAACGTCTACCGGGCCAAGTTCACCGGCCACGATATGGACCCGCCCCAGAACGGTCCCGTGATCCAGACGATCCCCTGGCAGGGGACCATCATGGGCTTCTCGGACGGTACCACCACCTTCCGCGAGATGCTGCGCTTCCAGCGCTCCACCGTGACCTGATCCCGACTCCGAGCTCGGCCGGTTGGACGCCTCTGCGTAGGAGGCCCCAACGCCCTCCGGCCGAGCTCGGCCTTTCCTTCGCAACCCTTTCCTCAACAAAGCGACCCAAATGGACCTCTCGACCTTCGACACCGTGGCTGCCGCCGATCGCGGAGCCGTTCTGCATCTCTCCAGCCCGAAGACGGGCACTCCCATGTTCGACGAGGAGACCAAGCAACCCGTCACGATCTCGCTCCTCGGTTCCGACTCGAAGCGCTACACTGACTTCGTCCACAAGGCGAAGAACAAGCGCATCCAATCCATCGGACGGATGGGCCGGCGCGGCCGAGCTACTTCCGAGGAGGCGGAGGCGGAACAGCTGGAGCTGGCCGTCAAGTGCACCGTCGCCTGGGCGCACATCATCTACAAGGGACAGAAGCTGGAGTTCAGCGAGGCCAACGTGCGCCTGCTCTACACCGAGGTCCCGGTGGTCTACGACCAGGTGGTGGAGTTCATGGAAGACCGGAGCAACTACCTGGGAAACTGATCGAAGACCTCCTGCAACACGCTGAACACTTCTTCGGCCTGAAGAAGGAAGTGGGCGGCGCGTCGATGGAGGCTCACTACCAACATCTCATCGCTCAATACCGTCGCCAGGGCAATCACGCCAAGGTAGCCGAGTTCGAGGCTCTATGCAACCCCTCAGAAGAAAGCGAGCTCCCCGAAGAGGCCGAGTTCCTTTGGGGGGTGTTTCTGTCTATGCCGCACGCGGTCTCGCTCGGCTTCGGCACGGCCGTGATCCAA